GCGGCCGGCGCAGCGGTCGCGGCTAGTTTTTTGCAGCCGCCTCGGCGATCTGCGCTTCCACTTCCGCCACCTGCCCGCGCGACAGCTGCACGATGGCGCCGATCTGGTCGACCGACAACGCCGCGCGTTCGTCTGCGGTCAGCGTCGGCAACAGCACCCCGATCACATCAAGCAGCGCCGCGAGCATCCCGGCGCCGTTCGTGTCGGCGTCCTGCACGACGGCGATGCGATGCGCCGCCGCGCCGGTCAGTGGCATGATGGTGAGCGCGCGCCCGAATAGCTGCACCTTCGGCAACCGATCCGTACGCACCAACGCATCAAGGTCAATCATGGTCGACATAGCAGCTCTGTGAATCGTGAGTTAAACCGCGGCGAGGTATTCAATCCGATACGGCGCGTCGCCCGTGTTCGCACCGCTGGCGCTCATGTCGAGTCGTGCCTGAATCTCGAGCGAGATCGCCACTTCCTGCCCATCCTGTGACGTCACGTCATACTTGGTCAGCAGGGCAGACGGGAACCGCACCTGGACAAAGCTTCCGCCGCCGCGCAGCCAGATGGCGCGCACGTCGCTCAGGTAGTCACCGGCCACCAGATAGGAGGCGGCGCGCTTCGGCAGGTAGGACGTGGATCCCGTCCAGGCGCCTGACGCAGACACCGTGGCGCCGGGCTCGATCTGCGCGACGTTCGTCGTCGACAGCTGAATCACGGTACCCGTGATGACCGGCGCCATGGCCGACTTCCGGTCAAGCAACCGCACCGGCGACCGCTTGCCGTCAAATTCCGTGTTGAGGTACGTCGCCGCCGGGTCAAATTTGAGCCCGCCCTGGAAGGCGCCGAACACGGTGGCGCCCACGTACAGCACGCCCGAGTCAATCAAGACGTCGGTCGGAAAGGTCGAGGTAAAGCCGGTAAGCGGAGCGGTCATGTCGAGATCCTCGGTGGTGGTGGTGCTGCAATATACAACGCGAAAAGTTAGGCGGTGGCTCTGCTGGTCAGCACCTGCGGCCACATATACAACGCATAGCTAGCGATCACGCCAACCGTCGCCGATTCAGCCGGTGTGGAAAACATCGGCACCGTTTGCCGTGTCCGCGATCGCCCGACCATCAAGCCGGAGCGCGGGTCGGTGTAGGACGTTAGGCACTGGTCCACGATATCCATCAGCGATTCAACCAGCGGTAATTGCGATTCCGGCTTCCCGATCGCCTGCACTTCAAGCAGCGCCGTCTCGCGGTAGCCGTTGTAGGCGGCCTCGGAGGTGCGGTTAAGCAACAGCGTGAGGTACGGGAACGTCGGCGGCTCCGGCTGCGACCGCACGTAAATCGTCGCGTCGCGCCCGAGCAGGGTATGCAGCGTGTCGCCCGATGGCGTCACGTAGCCCAACAGCGCCGCGCGGATCGTGGCGTATATCTGGACCGTGCTGCCGGTGGATGGCGTCGCCGTCGTGCCTGGGAGCGCATAGCGCGGAAGGTCGGTCACGGCGCCCCCATCATGCGGGCCACGATCACGGCAAAGGTTTTCCGCATTCTTTCCACATTGGCCGCCGCGGTCGGAACCCACAGCTGCACCCGCTCATGCTTGCGGGTAAAGGCGTTCCGGTGCCCGAGCTCCCAGTACAGCGCTTCGATAAACTTGGTGCCGACGATTGTTTCCCACGCTCCGGCGACGCGGTATGGCATCAGCTTTCGGATCGACTGCTTGACTTGCAAAGTTGACCGGAAGGCGCCGCCCTTGTAGTAGTTCGACCCGAACGCCTTGACGATCTCTACGCGCAGGTGGTTGGCCGCCGCGTCGAGCCCTAAATCCGCCGCATCGTCATACCGGCGCACGGCGAGCGCGGAGCGGTCCACTATACTCACGCTCATTGCGCGTACCGGGGCGCGGTGACGATCATCGGCGTGGCCACGCGGTAATCATCGTAAGCGCCGCCCGCCACAATCTGATAGACTACCTGTCCGACAAACGGCTCGAGCGCCGCGAGCTCGGTCCCGTTGAGCTGCCGGTAGTAGCTGCCCACCGCGCCAGGGACCGGTGCCATCAGCAAATCTACCAGCCCGTTAATGGGGTCGGTGCCGTCCGCCTCTTCGCAAATCGACACGCGAAACACGCCGCCCACAAACGGCATATAGCTGTCCGTGGTCGGGTCATACGCCTCGATCACATGGCGCGTCAGGTGCGCGTTGGATGGGTAGATCGGTTTGGCCGTGAGAACGCTTGTCATAGATCACCAGTAGCTGTGTGAGGTATCGCGCACTCGGTACGCCGCCCCGCTTTCTTCGCGCTCGCGGAACGCCGGCCCGCTCAGGTCCTCGTCGCGGAACCACGGCCCGCTGAGGTCGCGGCCGCGCAGTCGCACCACCCCGCTAATCTCCAGTACCGCCGGGTAGCCCAACAGTGTGAACACGCCCACGCCGGCCGCCATCGCGCGCCCGAACGCGGCCGGCTGGCCGGTAATCGTGAACGGCCCAACCTCGGCCACAAGCCGGCGCCCGATCAGCAGCGCGGCCGCTTGCCCGGTCAGCGTAAAGGCGCCCGCGTTTGACGTCATGCGGCGCGCGGCGATTAGGTCGGCCGCCTGCCCAATCAGCGTGAAGGCGCCAGCGTCGGCCGCCATCGCGCGCCTGAACGCGGCATCCTGGCCGGTGAGCGTAAATGCGCCCACGTCCGATGTCATGCGGCGCGCAAAGGCAAGCGTGGCATCCTGCCCACTGAGCGCGAAGGCGCCCGCGTCGGCGGCAAACCGGCGCCCAATGGCCAGCGTGGCATCCTGCCCGGTGAGCGCAAAGGCGCCCGCGTCGGCGCCCATGCCCAGCCCAAAGCCGGCCGCCTGCCCGGTGAGGGTAAACGTCCCAGCGTCGGCGGTGAGCGCTCGCGCGCCCGTCGCCGCAAACGGCAGCGCACTAAACGGCGCGCCGCTGAACATCGCTAGGCCTCGACGCCGGCGGTGGGCACCGCGACGACCACATCCTCAGCCGGCACACCAAGCGCCGCCGCCACCGCTGCGCACAGGTCCGCGTCCTCCCAATCGTCCGGAAGCGTTGCGGACACCAGCGACACCACCTGCTGCACCGTTGTCGGTCCGGCCACGGTATCGGCCACAATCACACAGTGCGCGTCCGTGGTGCCGCCGCCGTACTGGATCGCGGCGGTATGGATCGTAATAGGTGCGCTCATGAGTTCTCCACGTTAAGGCCAGAGGGTCCCTGCTGAATGGTCAAACAAAATGGCGTAGTTTGTCACGCCGCCCGCCGTTGACCCTATAAGCACATCGCCATCGTCGCCAAGCCCCGCGCCGTTTGACATCCACATCACGACGTTGCCTTCAGCCGGCTTCGCCGGATCAGTCGCACGTTCGAGCAGCCGAATACGGTCATGAAAATAGCGCGTGCCGATGTTGATTTGGCTGCTGCCGGTCAGGCTGTCAAGCTGCACTCCCGAGCCGATGGCAATGTTGCTGCTGCCTTCCGTCTGCGTGTTGGCCGCTTGGTACCCAAGCAGCGTGTTATTGCTAGAAACCGCGCCGGTGAGCGTAGCGACCGCCACAGTAAACCCGCTGCCCGTGCCGCCAATGCTGGCGGTTGTTGCCGTCAGCACAGTGTCCGTGGATTGAAACCCGCTGCCGCCCGTGACAAGCGTAACGACGGTGACCGCCCCACCAGAAACGGTAATGTTGGCGGTTGGGTTTGTGCCAAACGTGGAGCCACTGGACCGCGTTAAGCTAACGCCACTGTATGTGCCGTCCGTGTAAAGACTGCCTCCCACAATGGCACCGAGTGTAGCAACACTGCGCAAGATGGCAACGCCGGACTCAACCCCAACGGCAACATTGTTGCTGCCAGCAATAAAGCGTAAGGCGTTTACACCCACAGCACTATTACCGGCGCCCGTAGTGTTAAACTGCAAAGCATTACTGCCGACAGCACTGTTAACCCCACCCGTGGTATTACTTAGCAGGGCTTGCGAGCCGATGGCAATGTTGCTGCTGCCCGTGGTGTTGCTTGCCAAGGCGGTCGCGCCCACGGCACTGTTGCTAACACCTGTGGTGTTGCCTAACATGGCGCTTGCGCCAATGGCACTGTTGTTGCCACCCGTCAGCGATGCGCTGTTTAGCGCGCTAGTGCCTACGGCGGTATTGCTTGTAACCGCGCCCGCCCCTCGACCCACGCGAACGCCAGCAACAAACGCATCGCCAGACGTGTAGACGTTGCGCGGTCGAGCCGATGCCGATGCTCCGATATCGTGCGTGGCGTCAGCCAAAAACGACACGTTACCACGCAGCGTCGTGGCGCCGTTCACATCGAGCGTGGTGGCTGGTGTCGCTGTGTTAACGCCTACGCGGTTGTTTGCCGCGTCCACCTTTAACGTGGACGTATCCACGGTGAGGTCGCCAGTGACTGTTGAGTTCCCCGAAACCAAGATGCTACCGGGAACAGTTATGTTGCCAGCACGAGCAAATGAGACAACCGTAGTTTGCGTCGCGTTGGCATCTGTTACAGAGCGGATTTCAAGTGCTCCGCTAACCATACGAAACGACCACTCTCTTGCATCAACGGTCCCGGAACTATCCCGCAGGTTCAGGATAGTTGAGCCGTTTGGCCCATAGAGCTTCGCCATACCATTGACCTGCGCGTCACCCGTGACCACCTGCGCCGCGGCCGTAATCGTGCCCGCCGCAAAGTTGCCGCTGCCGTCGCGCAACACGAGCGTGTTGCCTGTGTTAGTGCTGGCCTCGACCTGATTCGGATTCGTGAACTCCACATAGATCGTACCGTTTACGCTCTGCTGACGCAGCACATACGCGCACGCCTGATATGTGCCGCTCGTCGGCTTGGTCGACGTAAAGCCGCCGGTGCCGTTCGGGTAAAGGATCGTGCCCGGAGCATACGCGTTGGTGTTGATCCCTTCGAGATAGCCCGTGTTAATGATCTCGCCGAACGATCCCGTGGTCAGCGCGGTATACATCACGCCGAACGCGAGATCGGCCGTCGACGTCATGGCGTCCACTTCGACGGCGTTTTCTCCGGCATTCCATCCGGTGATCTTGCACACCGTGCCCTTCGCCAAGTTCGCCATCGCCTTGCACTTTATGTGCAGCTGATTGGCGCCGACAAAATTCGTGTAGCTGTCAATCGTCTTGTTGGTGAGCGCCGCCGCATCGCTGGTCGTCACCGCTCGATCAGCCACGTACGCGCAGAACACGTCTTTCTGGCCAGCCGAAAACGGGACCAGCGCATCGCCGTTGGTGGATTGCAGCACCGTCGTGCGTGCGAGCGTGCCGGCGCCCGTGGTGCCGATGCCGATCTCCCATTCCACCGGACCGGCAATCACGTAGTACACCAGGGCGCCAGATCCAAAGGCGGTCCCGAAGCTCTGGTATCCAATCGCGGCGCCGTCAAGCGTCACCGTGCCCGTGCCTGCCGTGGTCGTCGTCTCTCGGACGCGATCCGCCATTAATGCCATAGGTGCGCCTCGGCCTGTTGGTTACTGGAGCGTGAGGACGCCAGTGGTCGGCGAGAAGTCAACGGTGAATGAGTCGCCCGCTTGCAACGTGATGGCGGCACCGTAATCCCATGCGCCGATCAGGTTGTCGCTCGCCGTCGTGTCGTTGTACAGCACCGCGTAGCGGAACGGCCCAATGGTGCCGCCGGACGCGGTAAATGCGGCCGGATCTGCCAGCACGAGCTTGTAGAGCCCCGCCACCTGTGCGCTGCTGGTCTGCGCTGCGGTATTACCGCCCGCCGTGTAGCCGTTGCCCGGCGTGATTTCGGCAAGATCCGCCTTGACCGCATCGGCCGACGCCGACGGCGTGGCGTTGCTCAGGTACACTTTGAGCGTGTCCGTCCCAAGGTCGTGCACCTTCTCAGCGACGGCTTCGGCGAACGCGTCGAACTTAAAGAAAACGGCCATGCTATGCCCCGGTATTAGAAGTGGTGTCGCCTGCTCTCATCTGTACGTGCACCTTCGCCACGCGCGCCAGCAGCCCCACCAGCGCGCCGGCATTCTCGGCGTGCAGCTGGATGCGGTCGCCCTGCCCATCGTCCCACTCGAGCGACATCCCGCCCAGCGGCCGCGCGGGCGCCGTCGTGGTGAGCGTGCCGCCATACTGCGCGGTAATTGCTTCGGCCCGTGCTCGCTCAGCCGGTGTCCACTCGCGCCGAGGATCGCGCCCGAGTGTGGTCATGCGGCCACCACCGGGGTCGTCACCAAGTGCACCCCGTCGGCCACGTCGGCCGGGTCAAAGAGCGTATACGTGCCGTAGTGCGTCGGGTCGATCCGCTCGAGCGTCACATTTTGTTGCCGGAGCGCGCGCTGTGCCACGATCCCGCGCACGAAATACACCGGGCCTGCCGTATCACGCACGATGCCGTTGACCGGCACCGCCACATAATCCATAACGGTAGCGGCCGCGTCGTACCGCTGCTCTTGGTGCGCTTGCGGGCTGAGCGGGATCTGCTGCGCCGCGCTGGTGTCGTCCAGCCGCCCCCAGTACGTGCCGGTCAGCACATACGTCGGCCGCTGGAATCCATCGGCGCCCGATTCGGTGCGTGCGTAGAACGACAGCCGTCGATCGAGCAGCCCCGGCGCCACCGTCATTGCGCCACCCCAAGCTTGAGCAGGCGCAGCGTTTTCATCACGCGCGCCACCGTCTCCCGGCTGGCGTCCCAATGGATCGTGGTACCGGCCGCCGTCTCCGATGAGGCGCCAGGCGTGCGCCGCTGGTACAAATCCGCCGCAAGGTCGATGATTGCCTCGGTCAGCAACGGCTCGAGCGCCGCGTAATCCGCGCGCAGCGACAGCCCGACATTGGCCGTGATCGTGTACGGTCCATACGGAAACGCAATGCCCTGCTTGGCGTAGATGACGCCCGATCGGCCATCAACCCAGTAATCCGCCACCGGCACCGCGACGTTATCCACATCGACGATGGCCGTAACCGCGCACGGCCGGCGAGGAAACACCAGCGACGTCACCGGCATGGCCAGCGCGTCGGCGCGGTCGATCGCCGTTTGACTGGTCGCGGTCATCGGCGTATCCGTCCACGCTTCAATCATCGCTTTCGCGCGCGCCATCAGTGCGGCCAACAGCGTATCTTCCGCCGTCGTCTCAATGCGCAGGTACGTTTTCAGGTCGGTAAACGTCGGCAATGCCATGCTACACCTCTTGAAGGAACGCGCGGTAACGCTGGCCAACGGCCCGATAGTCATGCACCCGCGCCACGTAGGCGCCCACCCGCGCCGCTTCGGCCGTTAGATAGTCCGGATCGGTCGCCAAGCGCGCCAGCACGGTCAGCAGCTGGTAGCGCTCATCCGCATACGTCCACGGACACGCGCCGCCGTTGAGCGCCGCCGCTTCGCCAGCCGCCAGCGCGTCGCCCGCAATCACGGCTTGCCCCATCGCGGCCGCTTCAATGCCGCTGCCTTGCATGCCCAGCCAAAATGAATCGAAGGTGACATCGCACGACGCCTTGAGTCGCAACGCGGCGCCGTGCTCGAGCCCCTCGATCATCACCACCTCAATCCGCAGCCCTTCCACATCGCGCAGCCAGTCGACCGCATCCAAGAGCGTCCGTGTCCCCTTGATCTCTCGCTTGGTCGGGCTGTGCGCAATGCGAAGGACATCGCCGCGCCGGTGTGATTGTGCGGCCGCCGCGTAATCGGCCACCGGCACCGGGATCGGCAGGTAGCGCGCGACGCCGTGCCGGCCATGGTACGGGCGCGCGCCAAACTGCATCGCGCCCATGCGTCGGTCGCCGTCGTGGTCCACCAGCACGCGGGCGCCGTCGTTAGGGCGCACGCTGCCGTGATACGTGATCGCGGCCCGCTGGCCATCGCGCAGCACGTAGCGCAAGTCTTGGTGCAGCGCGCGCCAGTCCATGTGTACGTGAATTACATCGGCCGTCATGGCCAATAGC